CATCGTCACCAAGTCCTGTGCGTCGGATTCCTTCTTCGTACTGCTCATCGCGCTTCTTACGCGCCTCTTTGTCCTTCGCAATTAGACCCAAGAAGTCTTGAGCCACCTCGTCCATGACGCCTTCAGGGAGCTTCTCGGCTAAGTTCATATAGAACTCGCGCTCACCCTCCGGCTCTTCTTCATCTTCACCAAAACGAACAATCGCCCCACCATCCTCGGTGTCTTCAACGTCTGAGATCTCCTCAGGGAGTTCAAACATCTCACCAAGGTCTTCTTGGGCTTCGTCCAGATCGTTTGGCTCAGATGACATGGCGCTCACCATTAGTAATTAGAAAAATAGCTCTTGGACTTCTTACTGCGCACAGCGCCGCCTTTCTTAAAGACTTCGTTGTCTCTAAACCCTTGTCCCGGCCCCGGCTTACCAGTTGCTACGTCTATATTGCCGCGCCAATCTGGAATGTCTCTAGGCTCTCGGCCTTCACGCTTAGCAGCCCTTTGCTCCTCGGCTCGCTTACGGGCACGGTATCTTTCGGAGTAGCTCGGCATATCACGACGCGACAATCCACGCGCAGCCTTTTCCACAACAGCATCTTCTGCTTTCTGCGCAGCCTTAGCGGCCTTGGCGGCATCATACGCCTTATCACCAGCCCTCAAAGCACGACCAGCCGGGAGCATCGAAGCCGCAGCCAAAGCGCCACTCTTAACCAAGTTTTTGCGCTCTTCAGCAGTCATGCCGGTTTCTTCTACTTGGCTGCGATAGCCAGTAGCGCGATCACTCGGAAGTCCCGTTTCTTTTCTGGAAACACGAGATTCAGACTTAGTGCCGAAGCTCTTACGAGTAGACGGGCCGCGAGCACTCTCTTTCTTGCTCTCAACAGCCTTAATCTCGTTGGACTTCTTGATAACAGACTTGCGAGCTGCCTCGCCTTTACGATCTGCGCGAAACTCCGGCGGATCTTCCTCGTAACCAAGGCCACCCTCGGAAAAACGCTTGAATCCAAACTTGCCATATTTAGACGCCATACGGATTACCTCTTGGGCGCTCGTTCACAATCATCCTAGGCTGCAACGGCTTAGGCTTACTCACGCTTATCATATCTTTATCGGCAAGGAAACGTAAACCTTGGGTGCAAGCGTCCATCAAATCGTCATGCTTGATGGTTCCCTCACCCGAAAACGAGCACAGTTGATACAACAATGGCTCCGCCCACGAGCGAATCTGTCCTTTTCGCTTATCAGACTCCACAAACCACACCATCCCAGCCGAAAATAGGTGCGAAACCATGTGCAATCGCGTCAATTTGCTCGCTTTGCCCGGATTGTAGGCGTGAGCAATGATTCCCTCGCGTGCCAGCATCTGCCGAAGCGAAATTCCGCTGCCTTTGTCTTCGATCACGATGGTATCGGGCTTTCTTCCGGTGTTTAACATGCGACCGGGACCGAATTTCGGCTTAATCATCGGCTTTTGCTCATCGTCGCCGTAGAAAACCTCCATCTCCCGCTTCACTCGCTGGATCAAATCCGGCATTCCAAGCCGATCTTCCCAGCAATCCAGCAAAATGATGTTCGGTTTCTCGTTTTCGTAGAAAAGTCCGAGTACCACACACGCACTGGGGTCGGAATCTGAGGTTTTCTTGTCGCGAGTCTGCTCCGTAAAGGCCGTATCTAGGCTCATCACGATGTGTTCCAGTATGGGCAGGGGCTTTTTCGCTGGCCAGAGCTGAACCCAAGGGCGCTTGATGATGCCCTGCTCTTCGGGATTGAGTACTTCTGCGTGAATTTCCTGCCGTCCGAGCGTCGTGCCCTCAAACTTCAAGAGCTGTTGCTGGAAAGTCGGAGCCAGATTCGCGATGTTCTCGTAAGTACTGGCGCGGGTAACGTGTACATCGGCTCCGTCACGCTCCACCAAGTCTCTAATGAGGGCTTTGGGCTTCGGAGTGGTGGTGGCAACGATTCGTGGATGGGACCCTAGACGTAGCGCAAACATAATCATGTCCCACGCTTCTTGGTCGTACTGCCACGCAGCCAGCTCGTCCGTCCACGCACCATGCCACTGACCACCACGGAGCCGGTCGGGAGTCTCCGCGCTGATCCCTTTGATCAGGGACCCATTGGTTAAAATAATCTCCGAGAGCGAGCGGTTGTATTCGCCCACGATTTTCTCCGGCATGACCGAGATCAAACCGGAATCACCCTCAAAGCAAGTGTCGCGAATGTCAGCCGAGGTCGGTGCGCAAACCAACCATCTCGTTTCCGGCGCTTTGTACGCCTGCCACCACACCCACTCCGCTGCCGCACGAGTCTTACCCGCGCCACGACCAGCGAGCATCAACCACACAGTCCAATCACCCTTCGGCGGCTTTTGGTGTTTGTGACGTTTACTCGCCCACTCCAACCGGCTCTTGTATGCCAACAAATCCGGCAGCGGTAGCTTATTTAGCTCCTTGATCAGCGGATCGTTGAGATCAACTTTGGGCGGGGTCCCAGACGCTTGTTGCGACATGGATTACCGGTATCGCGAGGTCTTCTTCGCAATCTTCTTCGGCTGCGCTACAAACTGCTTACCCTGCGCCTTGCCCTCACGCTTAGCACGAGTGGTGGCTGCATATTCCTGCGGGGTCAGAGACTCAATCGCTGCCTTAGGTAGATACCGCTCGCCGGTCTTTGATGACGGCTTGCCCGATTTGGTGCGCCATTCTTGCGCGGTCCAGTCCTTCAGTGACTTCTGTGGGGCTTTCATGACTTGTACCCGCCGCCCTTCTCTTTGTAGCGTTTGGCTAAAAGCTGCGCCTTACGGGCTGACCATTGACCCGCTGCGGTGCCTTGGGTTGCGGATGCCTTAATCTCGTTAAACAACTTCTTGCGCATCTCGGGCTTCGTGTAGTTACCCGCTGCGTTCACTTTAGACTTCGTTGCCATTGTCAACACTCCAAATCTCAGTTTGACGCTTCAACTTCGGCCAGTTGGCTTCGGTGATGAACGATTTATCTAGCACCAAAACGTGGTTCGTAGGTTGCGCTGTATAACGCCCGTTGTCCAGTTTGATGAAGTAGAACTCCTTGCTCTGCTCCGGCTCTAGACTGAATCCGTCCATCATCGGGATCGCGGTAAACAAGTAGTTACCGGTGTGTTCCTGCTTAGACCGTAGCCGGGTACGCATTCGGGTCCCTTCGAGAAACGGATACTCCAGCACGCTGAACTGGTTCCCGTAGCAATCCCAAGTCTGTGCGTCGGCGGGGTCCCAAGGGGTCCCTGTGATTTTGTGCGCGAGCTTATGCAGCGGGACGTTCCGGTACACCGCCCCACATTCCAACATCACATGACATCCCCACGTTCTGCCCGGATGGGATACCAACCCAAACCACGCTACCCGTACCCAGTCTTCGTTGCCGAATGTGTGGGGCTGCACGTAGCAGTAAGTATGGCGGGGTAGGGGTGCGGCTCCGGTATATAGCATGGGACCCTAGAGTAAACCTGCGCAAGGGGGTAGGGCAAGTGAAAGTTTGAGTGTAATTAGGAAGTGAAATACCGCAGATGGGACCCACCACCCACTGGGTCGTTTCGCGTGCCCGCCCGCCCGCCGGGGTGCGAATGATTCTCATTCCGATTGGCTGGAGGGGACCCGAGACCCGTGGCGCATTCCGGGCCGCGAATCGCGCCCGCCCGCCAATAGTCGCGCCCGGTTATGTGCGGGCATGTGCCCGCCACATGCGGGCGGACCGGGTCGCGCATGGTGCTAGCAATTGCGCGGAATGCCCGCGCATATATATGACGCTAGCCGCTTGCGTTACTTATAGAAGGTAGTCAGAATATTTGGGCGCATGGTGCGCACATTGGAGAATCAAGCGATGAACTACGCGAACCACATCGGATATTCAGACGTAAACCCTTACGAAATTACGCGCCGCGTGAGCGATAAGACGCTCGAAATTCGAGCGATGAAAGCTGAGCGCGATACATCATGGAAACCAGACTTCATTCCGGGCGGATTCTGCGGCACGGTGATAAACCAGAACGAACAGAAGTGGACTATCACCAGCGACGAAACGAGCAGGCCCGTGCGCATTAGACTCGGGAAACAAGGCTGGAAAGACGCGCACGGGAATCGATACAAACTGAGCGAACAGCCCGTGAAATTTTATGATTATAATTTTTAATTTTTGAACCACACCAAACTACGGAACCAAAACGATGCAAGCTCAAAACACGGTCAGCTACTCGGTCCATTTCACAATCGTTTCATCGAATCAGAAAATCGGACCGATTCCAGCCACCACGAGCACGGAAAAATTTTGCCCGATATCGTGCCCGTTAAATCGCGCCAATGCGGGCGGCTGTTATGCCGATTACGGTCCGCAAGCTATCCACTGGAAAAAGGTGACCAACGGCGAGCGCGGCGGCTCGTGGTCCACATTGTGCGAAAACGTGCGCAAGCTTCCGCGCGGGCAATTGTGGCGTCATAACGTGAGCGGCGATTTACCGACAGCGGACCGTGTGCACATCGATGCGGAAAAGCTCGCGGAGCTTGTGGAAGCTAACCGTGGCCGGAAAGGTTTCACGTATACGCACCACGACCCGCTCGCGCCCGGTAACGCGGAAGCCATTCGAGCCGCGAATCAAAACGGGCTGACCGTGAATCTGAGCGCGAACACGGTCGCGGAAGCTGATCAGCTCGCAGAGCTTGCGATCGCGCCCGTTGTCGTCGTGTTACCGGCTGACGCGCCGCGCACATTGAAAACGCCAGCGGGCCGCACGGTCGTCGCGTGCCCGGCTGAGTACTCAGATATCAATTGCGCCCGCTGTGGCTTATGCCAACGGCAAGCTGGCGAGCGCCGCGACGTTATCGTTGGCTTTCACGCGCACGGTACCGGCAAACGGAAAGCTGACGCGGTAGCACGCGCTGCCTGAGTTTGCAGCTTATAAAGCGCCCGCCCATGGGGCGCTTTATGGGGTGCAATTTCGCGCCGATACTTTGGAGCACATCACATGCCCGCCCGCGTCCGCATGGGTGCCCGGTACGTATACCGGCCCGTTGTCATCGATTTAATCGACCCGAAAACCACGCTAGTACCCGGCGAGCCGGTCCGCGTTATCCGCCCGCATGGGTGCCCGCCACCGAACACCATGGGGCACTGCCATGTGGCGGACCTATCCGGAAAGTTTCGCGGGCTGGTGGCGTGCGCGAGCTTGACGCGCCCGTAGGCTGACCGGCTGGCTGGCGGATTTTTGCGCGGGCCGCGTGCTCGCCACGGGTTCGGCTGGCCATTTTCCGGCGAGCCTGAAAACCCTCGTTTTCGAGGGCCGGTGCCGTTTGGCGCCCAGAAGCGCCCGAGCCTATCCCTGTGATTAGGGGTCAGAATCCGTTTTGCCCGGATTTTCCGGAATCGGCTCGGCGTCTATCGTGATCCCTTTTTGGATTAGCCCGGTTAATTCGGACATCAGCTCGCCCCGATGGTGCACGACTTCGATGTTGGCATTCACATCGACCTGCTGTCGATCGCTCCAGCCTAGGCGCGTTTTCGTGAGCCAGATCGCTGCCGTGTCGGAACCAGCGATCGCCCGCTGGGCGAGACTTCCCACGACCTCGGCCATGATGTTAGTCCGGCCATGCGTCATTTCGTCGTGATAGTGCTGGCCCAGTGTTTCCGGGCTGATTTTCAGCGCCGCGCAGATCTGCTCACGCGGAAAGCCAGCGAGGGCCATGGTCGCGACCGTCTTCGACAGAATCGGATCAGGGTGCGACTTGCGCTGTCTGGCGTCTTTTAGTGCTTGTACGGTCTGGAGTTCTTTCGATTCTTCCGGAGTCACAGGCGGACGACCACGCCCGCGCTTTTTCACTGGCTTTTCCGTGTCAACTTCCACAGTCACGGCTCCCTCTTCATTGGTCCGTTGCATGTTGGGAATCTACAACCAAACTGCCCTGCCGCCAAGCCACTTTCAAGTTCATTTGAACTAAAAGAACCAATTCTGTTGCGCGCAAACAACC